AAACCTAGCATTGCTGCCCATCCGTTAAATCTTTCTGCTTCTGGAGTCATGATAGTGTCCTCTAAATTTGTGATTGTAAATTGTGAAATGATTTTCATCTAAGTCTCCCTAGATTAGAAAAAGCCTGGAATAATCCAACCTGTAAAGCCGTAGTTAACTACCGCTGCGAATAAACCAATCATTGCTAGTCTGCCGTTGATTGATTCTGCTTCCTTCCAGTAATTCATTAAAAGATACCTGGAATGATTTGTCCTGTTACTGCATACGCACCTAGTAGTGCAACGAATCCGATCATCGCCCAACGACCGTTTACTTTCTCAGCATTCTGAGGATATCCCTCGTATGCTACTGACTCATCGATGTATGGACGTGTCTCGGTTGGAAAGGCATTTTGTCTTCCACCTGACTCAGTTGTTACGGTCATTGTGTTATGTGAAGTATTGTTACATAATTATATAGTAAAGATAAAGTTTCTGTCAAGCGTTACATATTGTAATATGCTGACATTCTCTCGAAACTGTTGCTATCACTACAAAATAAAAAACCTCCTAATTAAGGAGGTATTTATACCTATGTCAGGGTTTCCTGACATTCAGACGGCAGGTTGATACGAAACTGTATCGGATTTGTTTGGATATGCTCCTACCTCTGGGTCTGGGTCTAACCACTTGACATACTCAGGGTCTTCAAGTGCACAGTCTAGTTGGATCTGACTGTCAAGGTAATACATTGTCTGATAACTCCTAGTCACCTCATTGAATTTGAGGATACGGAAGTCTGGCATGCCATTGATCTCAAGTTTACCACACTCAACAAACTTGTATGGAAACCTGTCAAGAATTACTTTTGCTTTTGTCATTGTAATGGTGTGTATGAATCTATAAGTATTCTACCATTGATCACACCACTTTCGTATAGAGCCATGGACAGTAATATAACTGTCACAATCAAACCTATCGTTGAGCGAAGTGTATAACGATTCAAGGTTTAATCTCTATAAGTTTTGCTGTTTCGATATCGTCACTCTCATCAGCATTTGTATGATGAGTGACCTCTCTCAATGTTTTTAGGTAATCCAAGACATGCTCCCTGATCTCCATCAACTCATCAAAACATTTTTGATTATGAGCACATGCTCTAAGTTTATGGTTGGGTTCTAATACTGACTCTTGGAATAGTGTCAGTGCTCTATCGTATTTGATAGCGGGTGTCTCTTTACCTATCATAGTTTTATTGGAATGAAAACCATCCTGTTACTATCATCTTCTCCTTTGTCTCGGATACTCTTCCTCTATGAAAGTGTGTCCAATCTGATGGCCAGATGACTGTGTATCCTTTTTGTGCAGGGACATACTTGTCTTGATGAAACCATTCGGTGCCACCATCGGGGACATCGTTTAGGTATGTCATGTAGACAAGGTGTCTATACACATTACTTGGTAGGCAGTTTGATCTCTCTGTATGCCAGAGTTTAAAACCACCACCCTTAGGATACCATTGTATAGAGAGTGGCTCATTGATACGGAAGTCAGATAACTCACAGAAAGGAAACCTATCCATGTATAACTCTAGGACTCTTTGCAATTCAACGAGATACTTCTCACAATGCATGACTGCTGCTTGGAATGGTACGTGCAGGTCACGAGAATCTTTAAATTCTTTGTTTGTTTTTATTTGTCCTGCTTCCATCAGTTGACCTTCAATGTAAGGTAGAAACTGTTGGTGCCTATAAAAGTTTGTAATTTCTTTTACTGCTTCATCAGAGATAAAGTCACCCCAAATGAAATCGCTATGCTTTTCGCATATCTTATCCTTATAGGTTGTGATCTCAGGTTTTAGCATCAACTCTGTATGAAAAAATTGCTCGAGGACTTTTGGGTGATGGCTCGTGATACATTCCTTTAGGAATATAAAGAGCGTCACCAGGATTTATAACAACTATATCTGCTAAGCATGTCTCGCATGCATTTGTATCAAATCTATATGATGTCCGACCTTTGACACCTATGATTAATACATTTTCGTCATCCTTGTGCCTTTTGAAAGTATCAGCAGGTGAAAAGTATGACACATAGACATCCATGTTTTGACATTCATGTCCTGCCCATTCTTCAAACTCTCTGCGTGCGAGAGTAAATTGAGGAGGACAGGGATATCCTCTCCTCCATTTTGACAGGTAGGAGGGCGGACCTCCTTCACTTATACAATGGCAATAACCTGTAGGGTCGTTTAGAGTTGCATTTACATACATCAATACTGCATCCCATGTCACATCAGTGTGCTTGGGAAAGATATCTCTGTATACAATGTACCTCTGGTCATCCATAACTCAAATCATGATCTAATTGGTCAATCAAAATTTCATAATCTTCTTCAACATCAACACCCCAGAATTGGACATGGCGATTGTCAGCGTAAAACCGACACAAGGATTGGAATAAAGATGGATATTCTCTATCCAATTCTACTTCGCCATTGACCGCAGACCTTAGGACGGACATGCGATTTGCAAAACGATCCTTTACTGTCATGAGTAAACTCCTATTCTTTTTGGGACTTGGGGGATATACCCCAACGACTCAGGTAGGATTCGAACCTACGACCGACTGTTTAGAAGACAGTTGCTCTATTCCACTAAGCTACTGAATCAAATAATTGCTTTAGTCTTGTCTACATGTCCTTTAACATTAAAGGAGATGATCGTCCTCTTGACAGGGGATCTATTGGGAGTTGATTCATGGTGCAATGCTGCAGGAAAGAACACAATCGACCCTTCCTTGACTGGTGGGACGTACGACATTAAGTTGCCATCCTTGAAGTCATGGAAGGGTGAATAGAAAGTTGTTGGCATGTGAATGTTTTCATTGAAGTCATAATAAAGAATGCATGACCAACCATACATGCCATGGTTGTGCACTCTGTGTTTATGTGAATCTAGTTGAGACTCAAACCACATTGATGAGATCTCCATCTGATGATTGCGACCAAGGCAACCACTTTTTTTGAATTTATTTATAGGGACTGCTGCTGCTTTAAAAACTTGGTCAGCATATGGTGGCAAGAGTCCTTTCTGATCCCACTCAAAGAAATCAGTATAAACTTCCACACCCTGATCCAGATGTTTATCTGTAGGGTCTGGTAATGTGATGGATTTTTTTGCTTCCTCCCAGTCTTCAATCTGATATGTGCAGATTGGGACTCGGAATGGGAATTCCATCATCGGTCTTCGATTGCACGAATACGTTCGGCAACTTGCTCTGCCTCATCGACATTACCTGTCTCATAAAGGTAGTGCAATTTATCAATAAGAAATTCTACTGAATCCAGAAATTCAATCGGAGCCATGATTTGATAGTGCAACTCTCTCAAGTATATATGGTCTCTGTCCATGTGTCAAGGGGTGAAATTTTTAATAAACCATTCGGCATCCAACACCACTAGTGCCTTCTTCCTGTTTTTCTTCATAAAAAGAGCAGGTGTATGGTCACCTGCGTTTGCACACGCTTGATCGTATGCATCGTAAACATTAAGTTTCTCTACATTCTTACACTCGATAGAGAAAGGAAACTTTTTTCTTGCGTCTCTTGCCATGATAAGATCCTCGCCACCTGCACCCATACTTCTAGACTCGATGTCCTCAGGGTGTACGTCGCAATGCTCTATGAGCATATCCCTTACCCACTTCTGGAAGTTTCTACCTTTTGCTTTCGCACTCTGTGGTTTCAATCAATTACCTTCATACTCATCTTTATATGTATAAGATGGTGTGAATGGTGCTCTAGTAGCACTAGTGTATGCGTCAGTGTCTTCTTTGATAGCATCTTCTAACTCTGATGCTAACTCTTTTAACTGATGTGCGAGACGTTTTACCTTAGTGACATTCATGTCAGACTCCGTTTAGTTTGTCTTGTAATGATGACCAGTCTTTTTCAAACTGCTCTAACCCTTTATCAGTTAGGACATGCTTATACATCTTATCAAAGACTGTGGGTGGTATAGTGCATATGTCTGCACCAACTGCAAAGCACCTACCAACATCTCTTACGTTACGAATTGATGCTGCTAGTATCTGTGTCTCAACCTTGTGAAGTTTAAACACGTCAGATATATCTGATATTAATTGTATACCATCAAAACTGTTGTCGTCTACCCTTCCTACAAATGGTGAGACGTAGGTTGCTCCTGCCTTCGCTGCAAGTATTGCCTGCGAAACTGAGAAACATAGTGTTACATTAGTAGAGATGCCATCTTCTGCTAACTCTTTACATGCTCTAAGTCCTTCGGGTGTGAGTGGTAGTTTGATTGTCACACTCGGATGAATCTCAATATAATTATCTGCCATGTCTAGCATTTCTTCTGCTGTCTCTCCTACTACCTCTGCAGATACTGAGGCAGTCCACCCAAACATATCACAAATTTCTTTAATTACTTCAACAGGATCCTGACCCTGCTTCATCATCAACGAAGGATTAGTTGTTACACCATCTATCAATCCTGTCCCGACGGCATTCAAAACTACCTCAGTATTACTACTGTCTAGAAATAGTTTCATTACTCTCCTCATAGTTATTCTTATTTATTTTCTAGGGAAAAAGGAGGGAGGTTGGGTTCCTGTATACCAACAAAGAAGGGGCATTACTACAGAGTAAAAACCTTCTTGCCTGAGACCCGACTGGTAAGTCGATTCACCTCTCGGTGCAGCACCACCTGTGTCTCATCACCTTAACTAGCGTTTGCCAGTAAGTTTATTCAGTCACTCCCAATGTGCTGATCAGGCACAAAGTTATTATGGCATAAAAAAAGGAGGGTGTCAACCCCTCCTATCTTTGAATGAATACAATTTACTTTTTCTTCTCACCCTTCCTTGGATTTTTAAGAAACCATGAAGGTTGATTAAACACATTTAGTGTTACCCATTTAGCGTAGTGGACACCACGATAACAGAGAAAGGCAAAAACCTTTTCTGGATCATGTTTATCTGGGTCGTAATCGGGTAAACCGTAGTCCCATTCTATTTTAACTTTGAGTCCCATCTGCCTGCTCCGTTGTCTTGAAAGACTGAAGGAAGCGAACCTCGAAGTAAATGAAAGAAAGGAACACCACGCACCCGAGGTTGATTAAACCGACAGTATGTAGTGCTTCCATCTTCCTACACCGCTGTTAGTTTTTTTTCGACTTTGACACCACGATACATTAGTTCATGGTTTCTTGCCTGTGCGGCTTCTGCTAGTACCTTTGCTTTGTACTGCTCAGCGTCATACTTGACGCCACGATATGTGATAGTAGTCATGTGTTTCTCCTAAAGTTGGTTGAATTTCTCCTTTAACTCTTGCGAGTGATCCGAGTCTCCGTTCCTTTAGTCGTTTGCGTCCTGACAATATAGCCCTTGTTTCTCTGCGAATTCATAGTAGAGATCAATGATCTCTGTCCTCTCTTCAGTGGTTAAGTCAGGGTATGACTTAGCACGACCTACAAGAGTGTTAATGTCTTCACAGGAGACAGTTACAACTGTAGAAGTTGCCAATAATAAAGCGAGCATATGTAGCATAGGATGAACGATCCGTTCCGCGACTTACTTGCGTCCTAACATGTATGGTTTGCAACCTTCTTCTTCCACCTTGCTGTAGAAATAATCTATAAGATATTCCTTAGCGTCAGGGATGTGATTATCATCGCTGAGAATCTCTGCCCTGTTGTTATTCCACTCTTGACAGGTCATTGTCCAATGGGACGGATGATGCTGTGTGAGTAAAGAAGTAAGTAGTACAACTTCAATCATGAGGATGAACGATACAGATATGTTATCATATCCTCAATTATTTAGCAAACTTTGTTGTTTAACTTAGCTTTTCTGTTTACGGTTATTACGTTTCTTCGTCTGGTAGGGTTGGTTTGGTAGTTTCTTGTGTCTCTTGAGGTGTGCTTTCACTTGACGTAAAAACTTCAAGTGGTCCTGTATACCACTGCTCTGGTGGTGGCCAAGAGGATCTAATGGAGATATCGTCCAGTCCTCTGACTTCGCTTGGTTTTCTTTCCACGATTGTTTTGGGTTTTTCTTCTTCATCAAATTGATCAACAAGGTTTTCGATTTGTTGATCAACATCATACATTGTCTTATCGACTTTCCATTCTAACCACCACTTTGCATACCATGGTAGTGCAAAATTCAAAAGGATCCATCTTAAGATACCCTTTTGTTTTTTACTCCATGCTTCAAACTGCTGCACTTCGGTGGGTACTCCACCCCAGTGGTGCTCAAATTTAAAGTGAAAATCCTGCGAAGGTTTCTTGTCCAACATCTTGTTTGATACCGCCTACTATGTAGGACTCGATCTCAGTCTCTTGTGGTGCATTCTGTTGACCCTTACTATTCAACCAATGGTTTGTCCATGGTAGTGGGTTAGTGCTAAGTGGCACGTCAAATACAGGTGTCAATCCAATCGCTTTCATACGACGGTTGGCAGTCCATTCAACATACTGACTGAGTAGTCTCTCGTTTAAACCGATGATGCTTCCGTGTGAGAATAGATAGGTCGCCCAGTCTTTCTCTTCTTCTACAGCATCGATAAACATTTGTGTGATGTTTTCTCTTTCTTCTCTTGCAATCTCTTGCATTTCTGGATCGTCACCTTGATCCCATCTCTTTAGTATCTTTTGAGTGATGTTTAGATGTTGTGATTCATCTCTAGCAATCAATGCAATGATCTTTGCTGATCCTTCCATGAGTTTCAACTCACCAAAGGCGAAAGAGCATGCGAATGAAACGTAGAAACGTATGCCTTCAAGGATGTTTACGTTAGCAACAGCCCTGTAAAGTTTTCTCTTTAGGTCATGCAGTGTCCATTGTGAAGTAGGTGATTCTTTCCAACCTGGCTTCCACATATTACCATCTGCATATTCTCCTACTGCTTCGAGGAAGTCATCATATGCTTTCGTTACTGACTTCGCTCTAGCTAAAATCTTTTCGTCATCTAATACAGTGTCAAATACTTCTGAAGGATCTGCATATACATTCTTAATGATGTGTGTATAAGATCTACTATGGATTTGCTCCATGAAATTCCATACACCAATGCATCCTTCTAACTCTGGTAGTGAGCAGTAAGGAGCGAATGCCATGCCAGGTCCTCTACCTTGCACGCTGTCAAGGAGGATCTGATATTTAAGGTTAGAAGTATAAATGTGCTTCTGTTGATCGTTTAGTGTCTTATAGTCAGACCTATCCTTCTGTAGTGAAACCTCTTCGGGTCTCCAGAAGAATCCTAGTTGAGACTGTGTAAGTCTCTCAAAGTCTGGGTATTTGTATTCATCATATCTCTGCATCCCTAAGGGTGCTCCGAAAAACATTGGTTGTTTCTTAGTATCCACTTGGTTACTATTGAAAACAGTAATTGACATTTAATTCCTTAGGGTGAGTGTTATACATTGCAAGCTTCACATTCTGCCTCGTCTCCAGACAGGATGTCATCGACTAAACTATTGAGATCGGTATGTGCTACCTCAGCAATAGGTTCTTCGATATCTTTTTTATTGTCGTAAGTATTCTGATAGTATGAGGTCTTCCAACCGTATTTGTAAGTATTCAACAAGTCCATAGAGAATACTGACATAGGTATCTCATTGTTAGGATAATTCTCTGGATTGTATGACCAGTTACCACTGATCGCTTGATCAAAAAACTTTTGCATGACCGCAACAACTTTGATGTAACCCTCATTGGATTTCATATCCCACAAGAGTGTGTAGTTATTCTTTAGTGTGTTGTATTGCGGAACAATCTGCTTAAGAGGTCCTTTCTTCGATTTCTTAACGGACAAGTAGTCTCTAGGTGGCTCGATTCCATTGGTTGCGTTTGACACAACGGAGCTGCTCTCCGAAGGCATTTGTGCGGACAGAGTGCTGTGCCTGAGTCCGAATTTCTTGATGTCATCCCGAAGAGAATCCCAATCATGTTGATACTCTGGTGCTACAATTTGATCGACTTCCTTCTTATATGTATCGATAGGAAGAATTCCATCATGATACTTTGTGCAAACGAAATTACCACATGGTCCTCTCTCTTTTGAGAGTTGGTTTGATGCCTTCAAAAGATAGTATTGGAAGGACTCTGTTAACTCATGGACAAGATCATAAGCACCTTGATCATCATACTTAACACCTTGCTTAGCAAGGTAATGTGCTAGTCCGATGTAACCAATACCAAGTGATCGACGTGCGATAGTAGAATCTTCTGCTGCCTTTACAGGATACTCTTGATAGTCAATCAACTCCTCAAGACCACGGACTGCAAGATCACATAGATTCTCCAACTCATCAGTCTTTCTGATCTTACCTACGTTGATAGCAGATAGGATACACAAAGCAATCTCACCCTGTCCTTGGATGGACTGGATAGGATCTGTTGGTAGTGTGATCTCTTGACATAGGTTACTCATGCTCACCTTATCTTTAAATGATGAGTGAGTATTAACGTGATCAATATTCATCAGATAGATACGACCTGTCTCTGCTCTCTCCTTGAGCATAGCAAGGATTAATTCCTGTGCGGGGACAACATTCTTAGGGATGGTCTCGTCTGATTCGTATTTGGTATAAAGACTATTGAAGTCAGGAGTGCCAAAGGCATCATATAAACCAGGCACATCATGAGGAGAGAAGAGAGTGATACTTTCATTATTAATAAACCTTTGATAAAACAATTCGCTCAGTTGAATACTGTAGTCTAGTTTCCTTACTCTATTATCTTCTGTCCCTTTATTATTCTTAAGGACAAGAATGTCTTCTATTTCTTGGTGCCAAATGGGGAAGTGGACAGTCGCTGATCCACCACGGATGCCGTTTTGAGTGCAACATCTGACAGTGCTCTCAAACTTTTTGAGGAAAGGGACAACACCTGTGTGCTGCACTTCACCGCCCCTGATTTTAGCGTTGATCCCACGGATTCTACCTGCGTTGATGCCGATTCCAGCCCTTTGAGCAACGTAGTAACCAATAGCCATGTCACTGCTAAAGATGCTATCGAGGGTGTCATCAATATCAACAAGAACACAGCTAGCAAATTGCCTAAGGGGAGTCCGCACACCTCCCATGATAGGAGTCGGGATGTTGATTTTGTGCGTTGAGATTGCGTCGTAGTATTTTTTGACATAGGTTAATCTGCTCTCCTCTGGATAGCGTTGAAACAATGTTGCTGCGATCATGACATACATCTGCTGTGGTGTTTCATACACCTCACCAGTTGACCTGTCTTGTACCAGATATTTATCTACAACTTGACGAAGACCTGCATATGTAAACATATAGTCTCTATCATAGTCAATCATAGAGTTGATATCGTCCCACTCGAGACCGCTGTACGAGTCTACAAGGGTTTTGTCATAGAGTCCCTTAGCAATACACTCCTTGATATGCCAATGAATATGTGGATGTGCATCAGGATGTCTTTGGTAGACTGCCTTTCGGAGAGAAAACAGCAGCAAACGAGCAGCAACAAACTGATAGTTTGGTGTGTCTAGAGAGATCAAATCATTCGCAGACTTGATAAGGATCTCTTGAATGTCATCGGTCTTGATTCCATCAAAAATCTGCAAGTTAGCATTCATTTCTATTGCAGACTCGGAGACACCTGCGACACCATCGCATGCCATCTCGACCATCTTATGAATTTTTTCTAAGTTAAGTGACTCAACAATGCCATTACGCTTGACGACGTTGGTGCTCATACCTTTTTCCAGAATGTAAGTTTTACTTTTGCCTCGGCACCTATGAAGGTGTTTTCTTTTATGATCTTTTTCACATCATGACCTGCGAGGTGCATGTCATTGAGATCTTTCTGCTTAATAGTCTTAGGGAATATCACTACGGAGTGACCCTGAGATATACTATCAGTTATCTTAGCAACGATCTCCTTGTTTCGTGGTTCGTTGTCATAGACGAATGTAAATTTATAATTGAAAGTGCTGAAGTCAACATCACTACCACACATAGCAATAGCATTGGGTAAGAAATAACTGTCGAATGGTCCTTCAGTGACATAAATTTCTTCTTCAGTGTTAACACGATCCAATCCAAAGAGTTTAGTCTTACTCTTATCAAAGATACATGTGATATATCTTAGCACACTTTTAGGTGCTAGTGATCTACCTTGAATTCCAAACCATTTACCATCCTTATCAATAAGAGGGATGATAATCCTAGGTTGGTCATTCTTTAGACTCTCAAAATAGTTTGGACTCTGAGTGTTGACCCATGCCTTAAACTTGTCAACATAATACAGAGTATAAAATGCGTCCGAAGGTAAGTGTCTTTTCTCTAGATACTCTCTTGCGGGATGCTCATTATTTAGACTAGCAATAGATTGCAGTCCAGTAGGCTTGGTGGCAAAGTATGGCTTTGCTGACAAGTCTGGTAGGACTTCTTTCTTCTTAGGTTTTTTGTATTTCTCGAGAAGATATTCTGCGTATAAATCTGAGGCTTGATCCTTCAAGAAGGTAGACAGAGACTTAGAGATACCACAGTTGTGGCATTTATAAACGTAATCATTATTACGCATAAAAAAATACCCCCTCGCTTTACTCTTATAGCGTTGGGAGTCACCACAATAGGGGCACCTAAAATTGTAAGTGCGTCCTTGATGTTTAAATTTTTCTAGTCTGACCCCAACACGATCGATGTATTGGGTATCAACGTAACTCATTAAGGTCGGATATCTCTCCAACTAGCATACTACTATTTGGGGATCCTGTCAACACTGGTTTAATAATCTTCTGTCCTACTGGACTCACTAGGAAACTTATGATACTCAGTGCTCCAAATATACTCCACATCTTCTTCTCCATTAACCTCAGGCGGTCATCCACCTTCCTTATATCTCTCTCGCATCCTTTCTTTATTGCATTGGTTTCTCGATTGACATCTGCAGACAGTCTATCGATCTTCTCAAATAATACTTCGTCTATCTTATCTTGCTTGTCAAGTTTCTCATTGTGTACAGCAAGAAGTTGACCCATCTTCACAGAGTTTTCTTGAAGAGTGTCAACAACTTTTTCTAGTCTTTCAATTATAGCTGAGTTGATATCAGACATGGAGTGCTTTTTGACGTTTGTCCCAGTAGAATTTTATTACTTGATTAGGGTATAAACGAGTTACTTTAATCTTTTTGTGCACCTCAGGACGATATATCTTTCTGAGTTGAATTTTTATTTCGGACGGAGACTTACCATACAATACATATGAGTCAATACCATCGAAATGTATTAGATAAGGAATGACACTACTATCTTTCTGATAGTGTGTTGCTTCTCCAAGACCTGCATTACCTGTGCGAGGACCTATCCCCACGTTTGGTAAGACATAACCTTTGGGTTTATACTTACGTCTCTTTACTTTCTTCTGCCCTAGCATGGGATCGAAACCTGCCACAGGACCACTTGCATTAGCAGATCCAGAGAATCCACCAGTGCCTGCACTCATTGTTGGGGCATCTTCGTTAATCATTCTATTGCAGTGAGCGTATCGTATACATCCATATCTAAATCAACTTCATTCAATGAGCCCTGATTGATCTCTGGATACCTATCTAAAAATATTAGAAAGGTCTTCAGTATAGACCAGTATTCTCGCTCGAGTTTATACATTAGCAACGGTATGGTTGCCTCATCAAACACATTGAATAAGATGATCAAATGGTTAATGATCAAATTTGTACGTAGCGTCCCAGTCTTCAAGTATCTCTTAAGCAGACGCTTAAGGTATTTGAATTTCTTCATGTCCTCCATGAAGTCATCTACAGTAACCGATTGTGGGTTGTTGTAGTGCTTGATGGCGAACAGTAAGTGATTCTTATCTGTTAGACTTTCAAAACGCATTACGAAGATCAGGAATACCTGAGATTATTTATTAACTACCGAATGTGATAGTTGCTGCACCGTCAGTTTCTTTCTGGACAGCACCTTTACTTGTGGTAATGATACACTTATACTTGTAACCGTTAAGTGTTGTACCTCCAAGTCCACTGTATGCAAGAGTTGCAGTAGTGAAGTCAGCGTATGTGA